GTATAATATGAAGATACCTTAATCTTCACTAAGTCATTCTTATGAAATTCATTACAGAAAATGACGATGGAACCATCAACTTAACCGCACCAGTCATGATACCAGAAGCCCATGACTGCGACTATAAGAACGGTGAAATTCCATTGTCAGAAGAACAAATCCAAGAATTCGCAAAGTCATATGAAAAATACCAATTCATAGACCACGAACACGGATTAACAAGGAATGGAGAAAAAATAGGAACTCCAATCCACTCATTCTTACTAACCGAAGACACTACCATGAACACACTCAACGGATCCAAAACCTATCCGAGTGGAACATGGATGTTGACTTCACAGATTACCAACCCAACTGCAATAGATACTGCAAGGAATGGTGGGTATACTGGATATAGTGCAAGTGTCTTCACTCGTTCAAGAGCAGATGAGTATTTGGCGGCTTTGAAATCCGAACCATCTACTCCAATGCCTTGCAGTTGTAAAGATGTTAGTAGTAGTGGGAACAGTCTAATCAAGGATGTTCCAGACCCAGTAGTCCTATCAGTAAGCCTTGTTAAATCTCCGTGTTTGCATGATAGTGAATTCTGTGAATTAAATGGTGATATAATGGAAGACGATGTTAAATCATTAAAAAGCAAAGTACTCTCCGCAATGGGAATGACAGAGGAAGCAGAGGTTGAGGCTTTGAAAAGTGAAGTGGCAGACTTACACACTTTACTTGAAGAAACCAAAACCGAATTCCATGATGCATTAAAATCCATGAAGGAAGAGTTCACTAAGACTTTAACCGAAGCTTTAACTCCGGTGGATGAAACTGCCATGAAATCCGAAGAAGAGGAAGAAGCAGAAGAGCCAGTTGAAGAAGAAGTGGAAGTCGAAGAAACTGAAGAACCAGTTGAAGAAGAAGCAACCGAAGAACCGGTAGCAGAAAAAGGCGAAAGTAAAGCAGAGCCAATTCATGACAACTTGGAAGCACAAAAATCCAAGCCAATTAACATTTATGAATACATGGGTAAAAACCCAGATGGTACAAGAAAGCACTAAAATGGAGTGTCTAATTTATGGTAAACGAACATATTTTATCCCAAATCGTAAACGACCAAGAAAAAGAGGTCTTTAAATCTATGAGAACCGATATGGCTGGAGCCAAAGCATTATTGAATGAAGAGCAATTCGCTCAATTCATGAGAGCTGCAACTATCAGTCAAACCATCTTAAACGATGCATCATTCAGAAGAATGAACAGTACCAGTCAAGTGGTATCCTCCACCAAAGTGGTTGGTAGAGTATTACAAGACGGTTACAAATCAAACGGTGACACTCAAGACCAATTAACCGAAGCAACCATTGGTTTCGGTAAAGCAGAATTAAACGCTAAAAAATTAAAAGCAAAAACCTCCTTATTAGATGATGATAAAGAAGACAACATCGAACAAGCAGCATTCGAACAAACCCTACTTACTATGATGGGTGAAGCAGTCGGTATTGACCTTGAAGCATTAGCAGTCTACGGAGACTCCAGTAAAACTGGTTTATTCGGTGTAACTGATGGATGGTTAAAAGGAGCAACCAACCACATCGTACAAGGAACCGACTATGATGTAACCACCAACGGAGTAGTTGACTTATTCAACCAAGCAATCTACAAATTACCTGAAGCTTACAGACAAGCAAACCTTATGAAAGACCTTGTCTTCTACGTTCCATTCGAAGTATACGAAGCTTACAGAAACTACCTCATCGACAGAGAAACCGGATTAGGTGACAGTTCATTACTCAATGCAGATGAATTGAAATTCAAAGGCATTCCAGTTAAATATGCACCAGTCCTTGATGCTGCAGATGGAAGAACCTCCTACGGCAAAGTCGCCGGTTGTATCTTAACTGTACCTGAATTCTTATGGTATGGTGTATGGAAAGACTTATCAGTTGAACCAAACCGTGTAGTCGCAGAGGAAAAAACCGAATACTTCTATCGTATCAGATGCGATGCATCATTACAATGGACCGATGCAATCGTAGTCGCAGACATGACTGCAGCACAAGCAGCAGCATTAATCTAAAAAGGGTGATGGCTCATGTCAATGAGTTTAAAAAAGAAAGTTAAAGACTTGGAAGCAAGAGTCGAAGCATTGGAACAAGAAGAACCAACTGCAGATGACTCCAACGAATAATGGTGATGTTTTTATGGCAGAAAAAAAGAAAACTGCTAAAAAATGGGATTTCCAAAAAGACGGAAAACCATACGATGAATTACCCGTCATCGTAAAACGTAACCGTAGGAATTTATACGAATACATTAGAACTGGAGAGTTACCGGAATAAAACCGGCAACCTCCATTTTATAATCTCCAAAGGTGATATGATTGTGGATTAGTGTAGATAAAATCATCAATTTCACTGGTGTAAAACCAAAACACTTGAATCTTGAAAAGGACGACGATGCTAAACTCGAAGAGATAATAGGCGATTGGATATTGCAATCACAGGACTTGATTAACATGTACACTAATCGCAATTACACCGATGACAATGTCAGACCGGCAATACAGAACATCTGTACTCGTTTGACTGCCAATATGGTAACCCTTGCAATACAACGCCGTGACAGTCCAATTGTCAAGGTCAATGACTGGACAATAAATAATGTGCCAAGTGATATTTTCACCGACGATCTGAAAAATGATTTGAAACCCTACATCAAGGACTCCAGTAATGACCGTGACAGCATTGGCGTATTAGCAATAACTGGTAGTGATGACTAATGGTTCAGATTACTGTTGAATTCGACATGGGCAAGGTTATTGATAAACTTGGACCTGATAAGGCGAAAGAAGTTCAAAGGTTGGGTTTGTCTTATGCTGCCCAGGAAATGGTTCGTGTCCTGATGCAAAACTCACCAGTTGACCATGGTTTGTTGAAGTCCTGGTTTATTGATAGTGCGAGTGATGATGAGGTTAGTATTAAGTCACCGGCATTATATGCTCGGTGGGTTAATGATGGTACTGGCCCTTATACTATCACACCGAAAGGTCAGGCAACTTATCATGCTGGTCAGAAACTGACAAGTGGTTCTGCATTATGGTGGCCTGGTGCAGAGCATCCGGTCAAAGTGGTGCATCATCCTGGTATCAAGGGTCAGCATTTTGTTGAGGACAGTATTAATGATGTGTCCGGTAGACTTGACACTTATTTCCTGCAAGCGTTAAGTGAGGTGATGGGATGACTAACATAACTATTGGAATGGAAGCAATCTATGAGGTTATGAAACAATCCATAGAAGCTGAAATGACAAATGATGGTATCTTGTCTGATGTGAACACTTTCCATCCGATATATTTGGAAGAGTCACATATAGATGAGCCTTTCATATGGATGTACCAACATGAGACAAGAGCCGGAAGACAAGCGGATATTAGTCATACGATGGATTTAGTGACACCTTTCCAATTCAACTGTGCAGTATATGAAAGGGAATTGGAAGATGCACAAACCTCAACACTAAACCTTGCCACAAGGGTTATCCGCACTATATCAAAGAACTGGCAAACAGTCCAAAATACTGTTATCCCAAATACAAGACTCATAAGGAATGTGGCACTTGAAACATTCTATCCATTGGGAACTGTGGACGTCAACAACAAAAGCGAACGATTGCCAGTGGTTGGTGTAGTGATGAATGTTAATCATATAATCGATTGGAGATTATGTTGCAAAAAAGGTGAATGATTATGGTGGATAGAGGATTCGGATTAGAATTGGAATCTGAATACGGTGACACAACAGTTGCAAAAACCGCATTTGAACCATCATTCTGGAACCAAGCTGAAGATGTAGACTTCAACCTTGGTGATGAACCAATCACTCGTAGTGGTGGTTCAAGAATGAATAAATGTGCCCGTGCCGGTATATTGAAACCAACCGGAAGCACAACTGCGGAAGCGGACTTGCAACAGTTATCATGGTATTTCAGAGGATTTTTAGACAATTACATTTACACTGCCGGTGAAGGTTCAGTTCACACTCATGAGTTCTACGGTGGAGAAGGTAAGGAATTACCATCATTCCGTGGAATAGCAGTCTACGATATGCTCGTAAAATACTTATATGGTGTATTGGAAGACCAGTTAAAACTTGAAGTCAGTAACGAGTCAATGACCGTGGGTGCAGAATGGATTTACAAGACCGAAAAGGCAGACATTGACACTGATGGAAGCATCTTCCAAAGGCCAGACCCTTTAACCAAAGAAGAAATCTTCATCATGTTCTACGATGTTGCACTTGAATTGAACAACAAGGCATTAGATGGTGTATCAACTGCATTCAGTTTTGAGGGTAACAACAACCATGATGTGGACAGTACTATCGGTTTAGGAAGCCGTGCTCCACAACGTAGAGCTCAAGCCGGTAAAAGGGAAAACCAATTAAGTATTACCACAACATTGACTGCAGACACCGTAAGGTCTATTCTCGATGCACAGTACGGTGAAGTCGGAGCATTAGAACCAAGTGCATGTAAACTTTTACAATTGCCATTGAAACTGACAATCCAACATTGTGAAGACAGTGCAATCGGTTGTGAAATACTCTTCCCAAAATGTACCGTAAGAGTCGAATACAGCATGAGTGGTGTTGATGTGATAGAAGCAACCTTAACCCTTGACACATTAGGTTCAGGACAAGTCACATTAGCGAACAACACAACCGTTGAAACCGACATGTATGTGAAACTCGAAAATTACCAAGAAGAATTAATTTAAATCATTTTTGAAAACCTCCTTAAATAAAGTAAGAAAAAACTAAAAGGCAGAATGGATATATGACACAAAAACTCATTATCTGTTCTGCCTTTTTTTTATTAAAACAAAAACAGGTGAATTACCAATGAACAATCAAGAATTAATAGAAAAACTAACCAAAGGAACCAAACACACCGAAGAAATCGAAATCAACGGAGACACATTCACAATTAGGCCACTAACCAGTGGAGAATTAAGCAAAATCCAATCCATTGAGAAAAAAGGTTTCAAAATGCAAATCGGTGTAAACGCACAAGGCAAAAGACAATCTGTCCGAACTAACGATGTAGAGGTGAACGTTGGAGAGTTCAGCGAATACCAGAACGAAGCAATGTACACAGCAATCGCACTATCATTATCAATAGATAATGTCAACATCGGTGTGGATCAAGTCAAAGAGTTGCCAACAAATGTTCCTGAAGAATTATTTGAACACGTTGTTAGAATTAGTAAATTATCAGATAAGGATTTGACTATCATCAAGAACTTTCGCAAAGAGTGATGAGGGACAATTATTGTATAAGATGCATTGTAGTGTGCCCTTTTTTAGTGATTATGATGTTGCTACTTTATGGCAGTATACTTTCATATCTTATGCGTGTGGTTTCCGTTTAGGTTTTGAGAAGAACTTGGATGCGAAGTTGAAGGCCTTATGTGAAGCGAATGGAGTAAAATTCAAGAAGAGGTGAGATTAGAATTATGGCAGACGAAGAATTAGAGATTATCTTGCGTGCTGTGGATGATGCAAGCAGTACCTTCGAGAGCGTAGGTTCTTCAGCACAACAAGCCGGAGATGAATTGCAAAGTGCTTTTGAACAAGCCAATGCAGAAGTCGAACGGCTAAGAGAAGAATTAGATTTTGCAGAAGAATTCGGATTCGTTAATGATGTTGAGGAATTAGAATCACAATTAGCCGAAGCAGAAGCAGAAGCAGAATCATTGGGTAATGCCATTGAAAATCTTGGAGGTAATGGTCTTGATGATGTCGCAAACAGTGCCGACAATGCTGGAGCAGGAATGAGCAGTGCAGAAGGAGATGCTCAAGGATTAGCCAATTCCATCGACAATATTGAAACAGAAGCCAACGAATCCAAAGAAGCATTAGATGGAATGGTAGATTTAATGGCATTCCAAGAAATAAGCGGATGGGTTAATCAAGCTGCAGATGCAATGTGGCAATTGGCAGATAAAGCCGGAAGAGTTCAGGACAGTTGGACTCGTGTAGGTTTGGCTGCAGAGGGAGCGGGGATACCAGTAGATAATATGAAAAAAGCTATTGGAGATTTATCCGCAGAAACTGGCCGTGCTGGTGGAAGTGTTCGTGAATCATTTATTGCCATGTCAAGTGCAGGGGTAACTGAATTAAGTGCTATGGAATCTGCTTTTAAAGGAGCTTCTGCCCAATCATTCATATTAGGTACCGATGTTGATACATTAGTTAATAAATTCAGTGGAATGGCAATGAAATCAAGTGTTGCCGAAAGAACATTGAAAGGAACCGGTATCACTGTTGAAGAATTAGGAAATGCATTAGGTATTCAAGGAGCCACCATAGAAGATGTAAATGCAAAATGGGAGACCATGGATACTAATGCAAGAATGGCGGCATTAGGTCAAGCTTCCGCAATGAACGAAGGAAAAGATGCTAACGATGCTTTTAAAAATAGTTGGGAAGGATTACAAGCACAAATAGATAAAGCCAAAGGAAGACTTGAAGTATTAGTCGGTAGTGTATTACTACCAGTACTTGTACCGGCATTGGAAGCGGCTGCAAGAGTACTTGACTGGTTCGGTAATATGTTCTCTGCAGTAATGGATGGACCATTAGGCACATTCATTTCAATTATCGGTTCTGTTGGTGCCGGTTTAATCCTATTGTTAGGTGGAATCACTGCAGTCACTGCAGGTATGGGTTTTTTCACGGCAAGTTTATGGCCTGCTATTACGGCTTCATGGGCATTATTATCACCATGGTTACCATTCATCGCCGCCGCAGTAGTGATAGTTGCAGCGATTTATGAAATAGGTAAAGCATTCGGTTGGTGGAAAGATGCAAGTAGTATGATGGATGCCCTATGGGCAGGTATCCAACGGTTATGGAGTGCTTTCATTAATCACCCTGATGTTCAAGCTGCAATCA